TAGTTCCAAGAATAGTTCCAAGAATAGTTCCAAGAATAGTTCCAAGAATAGTTCCAAGAATAGTTCCAAGAATAGTTCCAAGAATAGTTCAACAAATAGTTCCAAGAATAGTTCAACCAATAGTTCCAAGAATAGTTCCAAGAATAGTTCCAAGAATAGTTCTGGTTCAAGTACACCCGACGTTTCTAAAAATGAACCATCTGCTAAAAAAAGAATGAACTCATTAGAAAAAAAATTACAAGCTGCTTTACAAGAACTCTCGAAGATACAAACTATGATATAATATGATATATCATTATAATACACCTTCTAATCTCATGGAACAAGATATGGCAAGAAAACCTGGAGACAGTACCTATATGGAATGGATATCAACTTGGAGAAGGTGGAAATCTTCTTGGTGCGAATCACGTGACACAGTAGTGAGTTTCACAGTGAAGGCAATTGTTAAAGGAGGTAATTATACACCTAATGATCACGCGAATTTTGTAGATATATTAAAAGAACGAATTGGTCACTCTCGTATAGAGAAGGACTCTACTATAACAATTTCCACTGAATGTCCAACACCATCTACAATTTCATGTGATAACTTGAAATTAGACGAATTTGGAATTTTAACATACAAGTTATCGTTTTTTTCCAGGAGAGAGATTCTTCAAATTGTAAAATGTATAGAGATTGTAGGAAATGGTGTCATTCATGATGGAGGAAGGATCTTATCTATTGGCTATAATACGGGAAAAGATACTTCTTTGAAAAGTCTTCCGTATAGAGATGACCCTGTGTGGAATTTTGTTTAAGTTTATATTGATTAATTATACATATACGATATACATCCCCACTTGTACAGTAGGTTCTTCAGAATGATATTGTACCCGTCTATGTTTAAAAAGGCATACCACTCAAAGAGTGTTGTGAATTTTGCAAAGACACCAATGAGTCTAATCTTCTGCACAAGAGGGATACCTGGTGTAAACCATTCTATATGTGATAAACTGAAGGATGCGAATATCAATACACCGACTGAACTTTTCAACATGTATATGACATACCGTTCAGATATTCAGGGAAGTGAGGAATATGCAATGACTAAGGTAGACAAGTTTTTAGATGGATTGCATGTACCTCATGAGAGGAGAATTTTCATACTTGCTTCAATGTTAGCAGCAGATGTGTATATCACAAGTAAGATCAAGAAGGAAGGACTCGATGTCCACACAATTATTCTTAATTATTTTTAATTGATTATTAGTTCAATCATCTTCGGGAATACACTTCATTGTGATCTCTTTCACAGTTGATCCTTCTGGGGAAGGCTTCTTGGCGCGATTGGGATTTTTCTCAATCTGAGCCTTGGCTCCGTCGACAACAAGATTTTTTGCGGCTTCGTTTGAAATCTCTCCACTGTCTACACGTTTCTTAATGTCCATGATAGTCTTGAACATGGTATAATTCAACTCTCCTCTTACAATTCGGAAAAACAACGATGGTAGTCCATATGCTATTCCCTTGTGATCATCGTGTAGCTTTTTTTCCATGGAAACCTGTGTCATACCTGTTTTTTTCAGAACTGCCATATCCGCTATTAAAAGTTTATACATCTCAAGGATTTCATCCGAAGAATATTGTTGTGGGAGTTTTTCAATCTGTTTCTCGATTCCTTTTCTTTGACCTACTGCCATGAGGTATAGTATTGTATATTCACAATAAAATAAAAACAGTAATGTTCACGCACTCAAATTCTCGCTGTTCATTATACCAGATGTATACAGGATGAAAATATTATTCATTATTTCATATTCGTCCTTTGTTATAACCATCTTCTCGGGGAATTCGTTTTCTTCTTGTTCAATGTCTTCTTCACTTCTTCCTTCGCTTCCCATCTCTTTCTTGATCTGGAGTGCAGTCTCTGATAGACTTTCTTGTATTGTATGTAGCGAGTTTACAACGGTCTCTAAACTCTTGTACACTGCCTGTGAACTTTCCTCTAGATCCAGCCTTTCGTAAGATGCACTCATTGTTAAGAGTTGTCTTGATATTCCCTTCATCATCTTGCACGCAGATCGACACGTCTCTCCCACAAACGCTTGAGATGGGTTCAATTTCTCCATCTTCTGGTACTATTATTGGTACTACTATAGTTTGTTTATAATCATTACCCTTTGTCAAACGTAACCGACCTAGTATAGAATCTATTTGGGGTAAACTAGATGGGAATACTTCTGGGATAACCTTCGCACCATATACCTGTTCCTTGACCCAATCTATATTTACATTTTCAGTATTTCGAAGCATATCGAATAATGAATCTATTTCAGAACTTTCCATATACGCAGTCATGATTGAAATTGAAGTGATAATTTTTACACCCTATCACTATAAAATAAACTTTACGTTTAGTGCATATAAACTTTTTTCTAATGACACAATATAACTAAACCCATTCTGAATTATTATGACAGATTCTATGGACACTGTAGAAACTTCTACTGAATTCTCTAATAAGGCGGGAATAGGACATGAAGTACCCATGGTTGAAAAATTCTCAACAACTCAACCATCCGAGAATAAGCGCAGACTTCTAGTTCTAATGAAAACTTCTCAGTGTCTACAGTTCAAAACTCTACTAGAGTGCCTTAAGGAGCTTCTCACAGAGGTGAACATGGAATTCATAGAGGGGAAGGGGATGAGACTTGTAAGCATTGATCCAGGAAAAGTTGCAATGGTACATCTTGTTGTCAATGATGTAGAATTCTTCTACGCAAAAGGGACAGTCATCGCAGGTATAAATATGGCATTCCTTTACAGGATGATCAGATCCATATCTACGGGTGATCTTATGGAATGGAGGATATACGAAGATGACCCGAATGTTATGTATATAGAGCTGTCAAACAACGAACGTAGAACAAACACTGTTAATAAGGTGAAATTACTAGACCTAGACCAGGTAGAGATTAATATCCCAAGGGTAGAATTTGATCGTGTCATAAGTATGCCGAGTAGTGATCTGGCAAAACACATACGAGAAGTTGTTACAATAAGTCATTTCGTAACAATCAGGGGTACCAAGACGACTCTTGAATTTATAGCAGAAGGGGACATGGCAACAAGTCATATCACCATCAAGCCAACTGCATCTGGACTCAATTGGAAATACTCGGATGACATGGATGATATCGACGGGAAGTTCATTGTGAAATACCTAGAAAAATTCTGTAAATGTAATGTAGATACGAATGTTGAACTCTTCCTCAAGAATGATTATGCTCTTATCCTTAGGTACGAACTTTCCATAGGAACTCTCCGATTTTGCATAGCACCAGTAAAAAATGACGACGTCGAATCTTAAAGTTTAAAAAAGTTGACAAATGAAACTGTGCACTTGTCACTTAATTCTATATGATGACGTCGCCGTACATATCAAAAGACGAGGGATCATTTGAACTATCCGAAGCAGATCAAGTATTATTGGACTCTGTACTAGAATGGTACAATGAGGATATGGACAATGTTACATCATTCCTGGATACCGTGAAACGAAAAAACGGTATGAGTCTAAGAGTTATAGACTGGCTGGTTACAAATTTCAGTAAAACGAATTCGGTAACAATAGAAACGAATGGTATACCAAGAGACCTAAATAGGGATTACCAGAAAAATCTGAATGCATACAACAAGAGAAACATGGATCCATTCGCAAGAAGGCGTAAAATAGTAGTCGTCATAAATAAAAGTGGAATTATAGAAAAAAGGTCCACAACTGTGGGACAACTTAACTTTTTTAGATGGTTCGGAAGAAATAAAGTAGGAGAATACCTACTATCGAATAGAGCGTTAGTAGAATCACATCTTAAAGAATCCGAAGCAAGGAAAAAATTCCCTAAAAAGAATACAGTATCCACTGTAACTTCTAGTAAGACATATAAGGGTAAATTTGTAATGAGCTTTTAAATTAATTTAAATCTGTGCGTTCTTGAAAATTGTCTTTAGAGATTTAGTTATCTCTTTCTGTTTACTTGTAGCTATTTCCAAAATCTTCTGGTCATATAATTCCAACTTCTTGTGTCCATCCATCTCAAGTGAACTGGATACATATATTTCGATATTGACTTCATTGTGGTCACATGGAAGAGTGTGACTCTGGTATCGGATACCTCTACCTATAACCTGATTCATTCTTGCCATGTTATAATGGAGATCTACGATAAGGATCTTGCTGACACATCTCAAATCTATACCAGTAGATGCAGCATTCGAAATAATCAATACTTCTATATTTCCATCATTGAAATCCTGGATAACATCTTTTCTCATAGATTTAGAACCAGATATATTACTAGATCTCTTACTACTACCAGTATACACACCAACACTGAATGGTCTGGTCTTCACATTGGGACTATTATAGTGCTCCTTGGCGAGGTGCAATATTGTTTTCTCCAATGCATTAATACTGTTCGAATATTCTGCATATATAACAACCCTTCCTCCAGACGAATGAGGTCTCTTACCATTACTGTATCGAGTGACATCCTTTACAGCCTCCTGTGCAACTTTGAATATCTTTGGGGTGACAGGTGTAGGCATCTTATGGTATCGTGCACCCTTGTCACTTGGTATATCTCCTGAACTATACATATTTACTATGTTTCTTTCTTTAGAGAAAAAGGCGTTCATTTTAGATTCAGAATTTTCCTCGTCTTGGTGGTTAGCAGCCTGGTTAGGGAATTGAAGGAAACGGTACCTTTTTGTCTGACTTTCAGACAATGGGACTTTCACAGAACTCACGCTGAATTTAGGGAATCCTATATCGGCATCCCATCCATACACCAGTAGGTCGTCTTCAGACTTAGGCTTGGGTT